TTCTTTGCCACGCTCTTTTTAGCGGGTGTTTTCTTCTTGGATGCTACTTTCTTCTTTTCGTCCTCTTTCTTTTTGAGTTCGGCTTTCTTCTTAGCATCCTCTTTCTTTGCTACTGCCATAGCCATTACCTCCTTTAGAGTTCTACGCAACGGCACCAAATGATTTCTTCCACCGGTGCGCCCATGCTATCATCCAACGGAAACATCATTCTGTACCCGTTGACAATGAACGGTTCGTTAATCGGAACTGTCTGATTGTCTGCCTCCACATGGCTATCTCTAACTCTTTCATCTTTCATGCTCGCCCATGTGTGTGTAAGATGCCCCGCCTCAACCAAATTTTGATGATTGAGGTAGTTATACATCCAATTCGTTTCATTCAGAGCAATGTTCATGGCTCTTTCTTCCGAAAAAACATATAAAACACTCTTTGGTATATCCGCTCTGGAAACTCTCAATCCGTTTGTTATGGCATTTTGGTAATTTTCATTGCCGTTTGCCTCTCTGACGGCTTTCTCCGTGGTTTCCTGAATGTACTTTGAGAATTGTTTCGCTTTGTTTATAACCGTGCTATCGTACTTATCCACTGCCATAAGCAGATACAGGTCCATAAGTTCGTCCTCGTACTGCTCCGTGGTATGTTCAAATAAGAATGTTCCGGTCATTAAATTAAGTAACTGCTTCGCCAAAAACTGTAGCATTGCCTTAAAAAACTGCTGAGAGGTCTTTATCCGTCTGTCTTTCTCGGACTGCAATAAGTTCATTTCGTCAAAGTATAGGATAGGGTCATACATAGGCTATTCCTCCACGCCGCTTACTTTGCTCGGCTGTAAAGATTCTTCTGACTTATCCTTTTCCTTATTGTTCTCTCCACCATTGCCCTCCTCGTCCTTGTACGCGTTAGGATTCGGCTGTTTCTTTGGTTCTTCCTTGGCAATCAGTTTCTTTTGGATTCCCTCTACAATGTGCTGAGAATCAGTCCATGCTTGCTGAGGGTCGGTAAATAATCCAACTGTATTGAATGATGTAAGGCCGTCTACTCCGGCATTGAGTAATGCCACAAGTGAATTGGTCTTAGATACAAGGTCATAAGTCTTGGTACGGCAGAATCGAATTTCAATGTCTGCCAACTCAATATCTTTCAGTCCATCATAAGGTCGAGGGTCCTCTTTCAAAATTGAAACAGCCAACTCGATAACTCTCATTTCTGGTTCTGTAAATAACTGTTCCACAGTCTTTGCCATGATTTCAAGGCACTGCCAACCATTTGACAACTGCATTGCACCGGTTGTAGAACCACCGCTTGCCTCCTGCCATGACGGAGTAGAAGTAATCTGCTCCACCTGAGAGATAAAGTGATTTACAAGGTGCTGCACTTCTGACTGATTGAGAGTGTCATTGAGGTATGTAATCTTTGCCTCTCTGCCATCCCCGGAACTCTTTGTCATAATTACACCGTCGCCGTCCACAAGGTTTTTCTTACCCTCACTATCCACGGAGCAGTTGTGCATCCAAAGAAGTGACTGAACGTGCTGCAATATGTCATTAACTCTGTCGGAATCAACAATGTTTATAGCATCCAACAGAGGGATAATCTTCTCAAATATTCCCATTCTGTCATTCATGGAGAACTCTACAATAGGAATCATGCCGAGTACATTTGGGATAATCTTTCCGTTGAGGCTGTATTCTCCACTCTCTGCACTTCTTTCAATGTCATAACGATACTTCTCTGAGTATGCAGTCAAAGAAATCGTTCCATCTTCGTGAATGAAGTAAGTGCAAGCCAACACCGGCTCTCTGTAGGCATCATTGGAATACACTACAAAGGTTGTGAGTGGACTTGGAACCATAATCTCAAACGGAGCGTATTTATTTTTATTTCGTGCCGGGAGAACCATCTGATAGCCGACACCGCATATAAACAAATCTCTGCCTAACTGAATGTCCTTTTTGCACTTGGACTGTTCGTACATCATTTTGTTAAGCATACCGATTTTTAAATCGTCTAATTCTTCCTCTGCCTTGTCTTTCTTTTTCATAAAGCCAAACAAGACCTTTTTCTGTTTCTTCGTAGGTTCAACCTTTGCTCTCTGCACAAAGGTAATAGGGTTTGAAAAGCAGTAACCCAAATGCACATCAACAATTCTTGATGCGTTGTTTTCAACAACTGTCGAATTTAATTCCGGTCTAATTTTCTTTTCCCTATCAAGGATAGGCTGTCTGCCTTTTTCGTACTCAAAGAGGAATATTTCTTCGTTTACATTGTACTGATGCTCTGCAAAGGCTTTTGACACCACCGATATGATATTGTCTTTTGTGATTTCTCGCTCGTCAGTCATTATCATTCGTCTGCCGAGTGTCGGTACATGGCTTGCGTACATATCTTCCTCCTCTTGAAATTAAAAAAGCCGACTATCCATTACTCAGATAATCGGCTCACAGGCTCTTGGGATAATTCAATTTTGACTTGCTCTTTACACCCACGGCACTGTATGTATATCACTCCGCTCGCCTGCGGTGCTTTTTTGAAAAGTAATTTGTTTTTGCCCGCTCTTTCTTTGCAAACCGGACAATAAACATTTGTTGTCTGCTCCATATTTCTTCACTCCTTATCTTGTGGGGCAGGCTGTGTTGCCACAACCTACCCATAATGGAGGATTTCAAATGAAAACATCCAAAGCCAAAAGTCGGAATCGAACCGACACTAACAGATTGGAAGTCTGCTGTACTCGCCATTATACGATTTCGGCACTTTTATGAGGGAGCATTTCTACTCCCTCAATCAAGGAATCCACCAACGCCTAATTTTAGACAATACTATTTTAGTACAAAATATAGGGGTAGCACAATCGCTAACCCCTAAATATTGCTCAGACGAATATTTTTATCATTTGTTATCTTTTGTCGATACCAAATTATCTGCAATTAACGCCCTTTTCTACGCCTCAATTCTTTCTTTAAGGTTGTAGTTGATATGTGAGCCAATCCGTAAGGGTCCTCCAAAAACTCCTCCTTTTCCCTTTTAAATCGCTCTTGTCTGCGTTTCTCAGATTCTTCTCTGATTCTATCTTGCATCTTTCTTATGTCCTCCAATGGATTTCGTTCACACAGAATTGTATTGCCGCTATTTCTAAAATGCGAAATGCCGTGTTCTTCTGATTCCTTGTTTTCAAAGTAATTTTCGGATTCTTCGAGGGGTCTGTAATCTTCTAATTGTTCGTCATGCCCCCAAAAAGAATGTTTCATTATACCTCCGCACAAACACCCTATGCAGAACGGAACAGGCTTGTGGCCTTGTGGATTTATTTCGTCCTGTTTTTTATCTTCCAGACCTTTCTCTAACCAAAACTTATAAATATTTCCACAATTTTCACAGTGATAAAGCATTGAGCGGTGTACTAATATCTCCCTTTCGAGTGGTTCGGTTTCAATTTCTCTCGGCTCATATAAGATTTTTCCGGTATTCATTTAATAATCAAACTCCTTTCTTTCGCTGATATATGATACAGAATCCCTTGTCATGCCGTCAGATAGGTAAATCTTGTGGAGTTTGCCTTTGAATGGGATGTACTGCTTTACATCAATGCTCGAATCTTCTCCGAGAATCAATTTTCCGTCTGTTTCATTGGTGTGAGTAACGGCAATGCACAACTTCATATTCTCTGTGGAGCAGTTAAAATCTGTTTCAACTGTATTCTCAAACAATCTATAATCAAAATATCCGTATCGTAGACTACCCCGGTATTGATTTGGCATATTGGTTTCGTCCACAATCGGACTTTCTGACAGCATATCCGGTTTGCACTCACTCTCAAATCTTCCGGCACCGTGTCTTGTCATGTATGTTCGTGTCACGTAGACCACTTCAATCTCCCCGGTATGTTCCGGCAGAAATTCCTTGATAAACTTTATCGGATTCTTTAATCCGGTATCAGACGGAGTAAGGTTCGGGAAATATGCCTGATTGTTTTGGCTGAGGAGCAATCCTTGCGCACCCTCAAATACAATTCCGTCATATCTTCTCATAGGCGGCACACATTTAAAGACATAATCCCCAAAGTAAATCAAATCATCCACATATCGGTCAATCAAATTATCGTTGAGTGCTATATCCATAATTCCATCCACGTCTGCAAGTCCATTTTGCCTTATTTGAGCCATGAAATACTCGTCACGGATATTTGTTAGCATCATCCTTAATTCGACTCTCTTTTTGGTTCTCACGGCTTTCAGAGTGGTAGCATATTGTGTCTTGCAACGCTGTATCGTCTCGAATATGCCATTGCCACACGAACCATGCCTATCATCCCCTCTTTTCGCCTCCTTGGCTTGATTGAGGAGCATATCGAAAGGTGTTGTAATAATTGCCCTATCATCCGCATATACCACCGGTGCAATTCCAAACTGACTTACTAATTCTTCACGCTCAGTTCTGAACACGATAGGATTGATAATGAAATCCTGTGACAAAAGCGTGTGCGCGCCTGCCAATGTGCCACTGCCGAAATGCTTAAACACATGACGATTGCCCTCTGGTGTGATTACTGTGTGTCCTGCCTGAGAACCACCATTGCAACGAATCACTAAGCAGTTTTCGTACTGTGAAGCGAATGTATCGGTCATAAGACCTTTGCCCTCGTCTCCAAAATTCGCACCGATAACAATTTTGATTTCCGGCTTATCAATCTCTCCGACTTCCTCAAATAAACATGAGTTGAAACCCACTCCAACCGCCTCTCCCGGAGAATTTACTTCCTCCAAGAACACTTCCGTATGCCAACCATAGACCTTGCTATGGGTCATGTGATATATTTTCCCAACTTCAAGATTTGCTCCAGAACTTCCACCCCAAACCGTACCGCCTGCTTTTATGCAACGGACCGGTCTTGGATTTTTGTTGTCAATATTAAATTCTGCCATCCTATGCTCCTTTCAGTCCTAATATAGCAATTTCGGTGTTCAATATTTTCTCTCTCATTTCTTTGATACGCTCAGATAACAGTTCTGCAATCTGCTCCTTTGTGATAAGACCGCAATTCCATATCCAACTGCCGCCGTCCACATATAATCTCGGAAATTCAAGGATATTCTGACCCTCTGCTCGCACATAGCGCACCTTTTCGAGCGGAAGTCCGGGCATTTCAACCTCAGTCTCGAAATCGTATTCGTCATTTCTCAGAACGAATAAGTATCTGCCCTCGTCCGGCACATGGTTTGATTTCACTATATACAGAGGTATCTCGCAATCCTTTATGTACTGTTTTATGTTCTCATAGGCATTTTCCCATGATAATTCTCCGTTTACCGGTCCACTGCCCGGATTTATACTAATATCTGTCATTCCTGCTCCTTTACTTTGCATCCTTGTTCTTCCAACAGTTTCAATTTTGCCAATGCCGTGCCGATAGTCTGACAAATACAGTACGGCAAATCTTTCTGTATCAACGAAAAATCCTCCAATGCCACTTCGGACATATTATCGTTCCATGAAAAGGGTTCTGATTTCAATGTAAACTCCATGCCTACTCCTTTTCTTCCCATGAATCACAGGTATCATCATAAAATGTCGGTGTTCCGTATTCGTCCGATTCTTCATTTCCACAGCAGAACTCTATATATCCCTTATTCTGCGGCTTTGAAAAATCTCTTTTGTTATGTTTGCAAGTTCCGCAGCATTCTTTCATCAAATCGCCTCCAAATCGCAAATTTTTTGGTAGTTATCATACAACTTAGCAAGTTCCTCTTTCTTCCTGAGTATGGTTCTCTGCATATCAGCAAGGTATGATGTTCTTGCTTTTTCAAAGTCCGGTTCCAATAGACAGACAACAGTATCTCTATAACCATGCAGTGCCTTTCCTATGTCCTCTTTGTTTGTTATCTGCCAAATTCCACTTTTATCTATGTACGAATCAGAACACTCTTGAACCTCTATTA